ATTATATAGTTTGTTCATACCTATGGAATGGAACTTCGAAGGATTCATTGATTCTTATGGAATACCTGTATTCAATACACCAACAGAAGAAGTTAAAGATAACTATGGCTCATACATTGATGTCGGGGTTATCGAGCATTGGGAAAACGAAGTTGAAGGATTAAAGGGAGATCAAGACGCATTAAATGAATTTTACAGACAATTTCCAAGGACTGAAGAACATGCTTTCAGAGATGAAACTCGCAATAGCATATTTAATCTTGCTAAAATTTACGAACAGATTGACTACAATGAAGAAGCTAGATATGATGCTGTTGTCACTCGTGGAAGTTTTCAGTGGCAAAACGGGATCAAAGACACGGAAGTAGAGTTTGTACCTAATTTAAATGGTAGATTTAACATCAGCTGGGTTCCAAATATAGATTTACAAAATAAAGTAATATTAAAAAATGGTATTAAATATCCCGGTAATGAGCATGTTGGAGCTTTTGGTTGTGATAGTTATGATATATCCGGCACAACAGATGGTAAAGGATCTAAGGGATCTTTGCACGGCCTTACAAAATTTAGTATGGAAGATGCTCCAGCAAATCAATTTTTTTTAGAATATATTGCAAGACCACAAACAGCAGAAATATTTTTTGAGGATATATTAATGGCGTTACATTTTTATGGTATGCCAATACTTGCAGAAAATAATAAACCAAGATTATTATATTATTTAAAAAGAAGAGGTTATAGAGGTTATTCAATGAATCGACCTGATAAAGTTTGGAATAAGCTATCTGTTGCAGAAAAAGAAGTAGGTGGTATACCAAACTCAAGTGAAGATATAAGACAAGCGCATGCTGCAGCTATTGAAACTTATATTAGTAATCATATAGGAATTAAGCCTGATGGCGAATATGGAAGTATGTATTTTAATACTACACTAAATGAATGGGCTAAATTTGACATAAATAAAAGAACAAAATTTGACGCAGCAATTAGCTCAGGCTTGGCTGTTATGGCATGCAACAAAAATTTATATACACCAAAGCCAAATATAAAACTAAATGATAAAGTTAATTTTAGTTTTGCTAAATATAACAATAAAGGAAATATTTCAAAAATAATACAGTAATGGCAGACGTACAACAAAAAGGTATATTCCCATCACAGGCAGTGCCTGATGCTTATAAAGCTAGCCCTGAATACGGGATGAAGGTAGCTAAAGCTGTCGAAGATGAATGGTTTAAAAAAGAACGTGGGAGTACTCGTTACTTTGCAAATAAAGATAATTTTCATAGATTAAGATTATATGCAAGAGGAGAGCAAAGTATACAAAAATATAAAGACGAATTATCTATTAATGGTGATATGTCTTATCTTAATTTAGACTGGAAGCCGGTTCCTATTATACCTAAATTTGTAGACATAGTTGTAAATGGTATACAAGAAAGAACATATGATATAAAAGCATATTCACAAGATCCGTTTTCAATAAACAAAAGAACTCAATATGTAAAGAGTGTAGTGCAGGATATGAAAAATGTGGAGCTTTTAAATGCAGTACAAGAAAAATTAGATTTAAATTTATTTAACGGAGATCCTAAAACTTTGCCTGAAAATGATGAAGAGCTAGCTTTACATATGCAATTAGATTACAAGCAAAGCATAGAAATTGCAGAAGAAGAAGCTATAAATAATGTATTTGATTTAAATAAATATGATTTATTAAAGAAAAGACTTGATTATGACATAGCTGTATTAGGTATGGCTTGTGTCAAAAATAGCTTTAACACAGCAGAAGGAATTAAATTAGAATATATTGATCCAGCTGATATAGTTTATTCATATACTGAATCTCCATATTTTGACGATATTTATTATGTTGGAGAAGTAAGACGCACAAGTATAGTTGATCTTAAAAAGAAATTTCCATATCTTACAGAAGAGGATATTAAAAAAATGGAACAATCTGGTGGTAATTCAGAATTGTACAGTCGATCATATAATGCATCGGGTGCTGAAGATAGCAGTTATGTATATATATTATATTTTGAATATAAAACTTTTGAAAATCAAGTTTACAAAATAAAACAAACAGCTTCGGGTGCACAAAAAGCAATTGAAAAAACAGATGAATTTAACCCACCTAAAGACGCAAGATCCAGATTTGAAAAAGTAAATAGATCAATTGAAGTACTATATCAAGGAGCTAAAGTTGTAGGATATGACAATTTATTAGAATGGAAAAAATGTACTAATATGACTAGACCTAAGTCAGATATTACAAAAGTACAAATGAGTTATAACATTGTAGCTCCAAGAATATATAAAGGAAAGCCTGAATCTTTGGTTGGTAGAATGACATCATTTGCTGACATGATTCAAATAACGCATCTAAAATTACAGCAGGTTCTTTCAAGAATGGTACCAGACGGCGTGTTCTTAGATGCGGACGGCATTGCTGAAGTGGATTTGGGTAATGGAACAAATTATAATCCGCAAGAGGCATTGAATATGTATTTTCAAACCGGTTCTGTTATTGGTAGATCAATGACACAAGATGGTGAATTTAATAATGGTAGAGTACCTATTCAAGAACTAAGAGCATCTGGTGGTAATACAAAAATTGCCAGTTTAATTCAATCTTACAATTATTATTTACAAATGATGCGAGATGTTACAGGATTAAATGAAGCAAGAGACGGGAGTACGCCAGATACAAATGCTTTAGTTGGTTTACAAAAAATAGCTGCAGCAAATAGTAATACAGCAACAAGACATATATTACAAGCTGGATTATATTTAACATTAAAAACTGCTGAAGCTATATCATTAAGAATTGCTGATGTATTAGAATTTTCAAATACTAAAATGTCATTTGTACAAACGTTAGGTAAATTTAATACAGCTGTGTTAGATGAAATAAAAGAATTACATTTACATGACTTTGGTGTATATTTAGAATTGTCACCTGATGAAGAAGAAAAGCAATTACTTGAAAACAATATTCAAATGGCTATAACACAAAAAGCTATAGAATTAGAAGATGCTATTGACGTGCGCGAACTTAAAAATTTAAAATTAGCAAATCAATTACTTAAATTAAGAAGAAAGAAAAAATTAGGAAGAGATAGAGCAATGCAACTTGAAAATATACAAGCCCAAGCAAATTCAAATGCACAAGCAAGTCAAGCTGCTGCTGCTGCTGAAATACAAAAACAACAAGGTGTTGCAGAAAGTAAAGTGCAAATTGCACAAGCTCAAAATCAATTTGATATTGCAAAACTTGAAAGAGAGGCTGAAATTAAAAAAGAATTAATGGAATTTGAATTTCAATTAAATATGCAGCTTAAAGAATCTGAGTCTGACGTGATTAAAAATAAAGAGAAATATAAAGAAGATCGTAAAGATGAAAGAACAAAAATACAAGCTTCCCAGCAAAGCGAGTTAATACAACAAAGAAACAATAATACACCGCCTAAAGATTTTGAATCAGCTGGCTTTGATAATTTAGGTGGATTTGGATTAGAACAATTTAATCCAAGATAACCTTTAAAAATAATAACTATGGGAATGAGAGGCACAGACTTTCCACAAAATGTTGTAGGATCTGTTTTTACAACCGCAAGTAGCGACGCTATAATTCCACCAACAAATCATGTATTTATTGCATTTACTGTATTAGCAGCTGCAACATTTGATAACACCGGTGGTTTAGTAGCAGACCTAGCAACTCAATTTGCTAACACTGAAGACGCAGCTGGCGATTTAGCCGCAGGATCTGAAACAAATAACGAAGGATCAGGTGGTGTACAAATAACAAGTTCCAATGCATCATTTCCTGCAGGCGTAACTATTCACGGTAGATATACTGAAATAGACGTAGCAGGGGGAAGCATCATTGCGTATTACGCAAGAAAATAAATAACTTTAAATAATTATATAATATTTTATCATGGCAGAAGAAGTAAAAGTAACAGCTGTTGAGGCTGAAGAGCCAAAAAGCATGGCTGAACAAGAACAAGCGGTAGCCGAGAGCGCTGGTGTATCTATCGAAGAAGATGGTGTATACAAATTAGATCTCGATAAGTTTAACGAACAAAATCAAGAAACAGATGCCGTTCAAGAGCAAAGCACAGATGAGATTCCTGTACAAGATGCACCCGCAAATAGCGAAAAAGTGGTCGAAGAAGTACAAGCAGAACAAGAAGAGTCTGCCGGAGAGAGCAATGCAGATGTGCAAGAAACACCGATAATAGAAGAAATAACCGATGAAACAAATACAACTGACGAGACAGGAGTGGATGGAAGCGTTGAAACTTCCGACACCATACCGGAACAAGAAGAAGTATTATCGGAAGAAAAAACACAAGAACCAGTAAATTTACCCGAAAATATAGAAGATCTCGTAAATTTTATGCAAGAAACTGGTGGAACAATAGAAGATTATGTAGCACTAAATACAGATTTTTCTAATGTAGACGACAATACTCTTATGGTTGAGTACTATAAAAAAACCAAACCACATTTAAGTTATGACGAAATTGCTTTTTTAATGGAAGATAAATTTTCTATTGATGAAGAATTAGACACAGACAGAGATGTGAAAAGAAAACAACTCGCTCAAAAGGAGGAGATTGCAAAAGCTAAAAACTTTTTTAATTCGCAAAAGGATCAATATTATAAAGAAGTCAAGTTGAGTTCTAATTTATTACCTGAGCAACAAAAAGCAGTAGATTTTTTCAATCGCTATAATGATGAGCAAAAAACAGCAGAAGAATTATTACAGAAGCAAACATCACATTTTAACAATGAAACTAGCAAAGTTTTTAATAGTGAATTTAAAGGTTTTAACTTCAAAGTAGGAGACAAAAAATATAGATTCAATGTTAGTGATGTAAACAAAGTAAAAGAAACTCAAGCAGATTTATTTAATGTTTTTAATAAATATGTCAACAAAGATAATAATCTTTTAGGTGACGCTGCGGGTTATCATAAAGCTTTATTTGCTGCTTCTAACCCTGACGGTTTAGCAAATCATTTTTATGAACAAGGTAAAGCTGAAGCAATAAAAGAAATGGCTGCAAACGCTAAGAACATTAATATGGATCCTAGACAAACAGCCGGCGTTATTGAAACAGGTGGAACTAAAGTTAAAGTGTTAAGTGGTGAAAATAGTTCTAAGCTAAAATTAAAACTTAAAAACTATTAAAAACTAAAACAAAATGGCAAATGCAACATTTTCGTTACCAAGTGATCTTACTCCTGCACAGGAAAAAGTAGCTGGGTATTCGAATTATTTAAATTTTCATGGCTCTAATGGTGTAAATTGGTCACAACAATATTTACCTGAGTTATATGAACAAGAAGTAGAGAAGTATGGAAATAGATCTATATCTTCTTTCTTAAGAATGGTAGGTGCTGAGATGCCTATGTCTTCTGATCAAGTTATTTGGTCTGAGCAAGGTAGATTACACTTAGCATATGAAGGAGCTGCAGTAAACAATGCTGGAACGATTACTATTGCGGGCGGTGCAAAACACGTCGTAAGAAAAGGTCAAACAGTATTAATATCTGATAACCAAGCTTCTCCAACAATTATTCCTGCTTACGTATTTGAAGGTGTTGAATCAAGTGACACTGTATTAAAAGTAAAACCTTATAAAGGTTCTTCTGATGGTACTTTAGGTGCTCATTCAACATTTAAAACAACAGACGATAGCGGAACGAACACATGTACGTTCTTCGTTTATGGATCTGAATTCAAAAAAGGAGACTCTGGTATGGTCGGCGCTGTTAAACCAAAATTCGAATCTTTCACAAATAAACCAATTATTTTGAAAGATAAATTTGAAGTATTTGGTTCTGACGCTGCTCAAATTGGATGGGTTGAAGTATCTGGTGAATCTGGTCAAGGTGGATATCTATGGTATCTAAAAGCTGCTGGTGACACAAGAGTTAGATTTGAAGACTATCTAGAAATGTCTATGGTTGAATCTGTAAAAGGTGACGATGCTAACACAATTGACGTTGGTTTCGGTGCTGGTTCAGGTGATAACGACCCTACAGGCACAGAAGGTATGTTTTCTGCTATCGAATCAAGAGGTATCGTAGCGACTGGGGCTTATGACGCAGTCAACGACGTTATTTCTGACTTTGATTTAATTCTTAAAGAATTAGATAAGCAAGGATCTATTGAAGAAAATATGTTATTCTTAAATAGAGACGCAAACTTAAAAGTTGATGATGCTCTTGGTGCGGTTAACGCATCAAACGCAGGTCAATCATCTTTTGGTGTATTTGAAAACTCTGCAGATATGGCGTTAAACTTAGGTTTCAACGGATTTAGAAGAGGTTCTTATGACTTCTATAAAACTGATTGGAAATATCTTAACAACAAATCTACAAGAGGATTATTCAGTGACATCAAAGGTGTATTAGTACCAGCTGGAACATCTTCAGTATATGACCAAATTCTTGGAAACAACATTAGAAGACCTTTCTTACACATAAGATATAGAGCTTCTCAAGCTGATGACAGAAGAATGAAGTCATGGATTACAGGTTCAGTAGGTGGAGCTGCTACATCTAGCGATGATAAAATGGAAGTACATTATTTATCAGAAAGATGTTTAGTAACTCAAGCTGCTAACAACTTTGTATTATTCAAGTAAGATTACCTTAAAAGTGTTGGGCGCTTCGGCGTCCAGCCCTTTTATTTAACATTTTTATTATATTATATTATGGCAAAAAAACAAAAAGCAGAGGTGGCTGCTGAGGAACCTGTAATGGTTGCTCCACCAAAAGAAAAAGAAAAACCCAAAAATACTTGGGAATATAAAGATAGACAATACTATTTGTTAGGAGATGAACAACCAATAGTATATATTCTTAAATCAAAAAATATCATGTGGTTTGATAAAAAGTTAGGCTATGAAAGAGAAGTTAGATATACTTTAAATCAAAAAACATGTTTTGCTGATGAATTCAAAGGAGAAGCTAGATTAGACCATATTGTTTTTAGAGATGGGATTTTAAATGTACCAAAAGAAAAAGTTGTTTTACAACAAATACTTTCATTATATCATCCTGGTTTAAACACAAAATACGCTGAAGTTGATGAAATTGCTGAAGCAAAAGATGATTTAGAATACATTAATTTAGAATTTGAAGCAATGCAAGCTGCAATGAGTTTAGATATTGATCATGCTGAAGCTATTGTAAGAACTGAAAGAGGTAGTGCTGTTAATAAAATGAGCTCTCAAGAAATTAAAAGAGATTTATTTGTAATGGCTAAACAAGCGCCTGGATTATTTTTAGAATTAGCAAAAGACGAAAATATCAATATTAGAAATTTAGGAATTAAAGCAGTTGAAATGGGATTAATTAATCTTGAAAGAGATAATAGGACATTTACATGGGGTAGCAACGGTAGGAAACTATTCGCTACACCATTTGATGAAAATCCATATTCAGCATTAGTTTCTTGGTTCAAAACTGACGAAGGAGTTGAAGTCTATCAATTAATAGAAAAGAAACTTAAATAGTTACTTATAGTGGTTAGGCCGCTATAAGCGGCTTAATCATTATATATAAGATTATGGCGATTAATGTAAATAAAGTATATAGAACTGTACTTTCAATATTAAATAAAGAAGGTAGAGGTTTTTTAACACCCGATCAATTTAACAGGATTGGTAGACAAGTACAATTAGATCTTTTAGATCGAGCTTTTTTTGATTATAATAGAGCTGTAACAAAACATTCCGCTGGTAGAGCTGTAAACGATTATGGAGATATGCCAGAAAAAATTCAAGAAAAAATAGACCCATTTTATAAAGCTGCGGATATAACACTGACCAATGGTGTTGGTAGCTTACCTACAGATGTATATAAAATGATAAACATCAGTATAACTGATAAAACTATTCAATTAGAAAAAGTTAGTAAAAAAGATTTATCATATCTTTTATCTTCACCGCTAACTAAACCAACAACATCATTTCCTGTTTATTATCAAAGAACAAAGTCAGATGATCCCCCAACATCAGATATAATAGTTGAACCTGCTTTTACAGACCAAAGCTGGAGTTTAGGTAATTTATTATGTGAATATATTAAAGTTCCTGTTGATCCTTCTTGGGCTTATACGGGTGGAACTAATAACGCATATTCGTGGGATTCAGGAAATTCTAAAAATTTTGAATTACATCCTGCTGATGAAGTTGATTTAATAGTAAAAATTTTAGGATATGCAGGTATGGTAGTTAAAGATCCAACAATTGTACAAGGATCGTCTGGCGAAGAAGCTAAATTAATACAGTTAAAACAATAGTAAATGGGACTCATAACGCAAACACAGGAAGCTTATTATAATAGAACGCAAACTTTTACAGGAACTACTGCTTCAGCTGTTAATGGTTCAAATAAATTATTTGATTTATTAACAAGCTCATTTATTACTTTGCCTACTGCCGCATCTCAATTTCAAGTAGCCGTAAATGGTCAAGTAATAAACACAGACAATTACACGTATAGTTCGCCTAGAATAACTTTTACAGGCAATACTAATAATACTGGCGTATTAGAATCAGGGGGCGCACCTAAAACAGGAGCGAATGTAGTTGTAACACAAACAACAAAAGCAGAAAGATATGGTCAATATAGATATATATCTTTAAACAATATTATAAATAACTATATAATAGCTTATGTGGGAGATGGCAAATTGATACCTACATGTAAAAGAACAGATGTTTTATTTCATGCTAAAAGAGGTATACAAGAATTTAGCTACGATATCAGTAGAGTTGAAAAAATACAAGAAGTTGAAATTGGTAATAAACTTTCTTTACCGTTTCCTCAAGATTATGTAAGTTATGTTAGATTATCTAGAGTTGATGAATACGGTGTAGAACATATTATATATCCAGCTAAATATACTTCCCAACCATCTGAATCTATATTGCAAGATAGTGATTATCAATTTTTATTTGATGCAGATGGATCAGCATTAACTTCTACACCTTATACAACTGATAAATTTAAAAATAATCTTGACCACAACGATTTAGTAGGACAATATACCAATGATAATATAAGTTATGATGTTCATTCTGATTTAGGTCGAATATCTGAATTTGGTAATCGTAAAGGTCTTAATCCAGAAATTATTCAAAGAAATGGAGTATTTACAATTGATGAAATAAATGGTAGCTTTGGATTTAGCAATGATTTAGTTGGTAAAGTAGTTACATTAAAATATGTATCTGATGGGTTAGGAACTGATGATGAAATGCAAATTCATAAATTAGCTGAAGACGCTATATATAAATATATAACTTATGCAATAGCAAGCGGTAGAGCAAACTTTCCTGAATATATTATAAATAGATTTAAAAGAGAAAGAAGAGCTGCTATGAGAAATGCTAAATTAAGACTATCTAATATTAAATTAGGCGAGCTTGCTCAAGTTATGAGGGGTAAATCTAAATTTATAAAACACTAATACATGCCTGAAATCAAAAATACCTTTTTAAAAGGTAAAATGAATAAAGACTTAGATGCGAGATTATTACCAAATGGTGAATACTTAGATGCGCAAAATGTACTTATAGGCAAGTCAGATGCTTCTGATGTGGGCGTGTTACAAACCTTAAAAGGAAATGCAAAAGCTGATGATTCTGTTACTGATGTTGGTACTGTTATAGGTTATTATGCAGAACAAGAAACGCAATCTGACGGATCAAATAGAATATTTTATTTTGTAGCTGGTAATAGTGCGGGTAATAATGCAATATATTTTTATGATACAAGCAATCCAACAGGCACTAATCCTAAACCTATTGTTAGCGGAGCTTTTTTAAATTTTAGCGCTAATAAGTTAATTACAGGTATTAATATGATAGATGAGTTATTATTTTTTACAGATAATAATAATCAACCTAGAAAAATAAATGTTAAAAAAGCAATAGAAAATACTAGCTATTATAATAGTGAGTCTAAAATAGCTGTAGCAAAATATTATCCCTATTTAGCGCCGGAAGTATTAACGGAACACGATCAAGCTTTTACAGGCGATGGTTCTGATACAACATTTGATTTAACAACAGCAGGAGGTTTTCCAACATTACCTAGCGCTAAATCACAAATTGAAGTATTTGTTAATAACGTGCTTATTAACACATCTAATTATAGTTACTCTAGCCCAACCGTTACTTTTACAGGTAATACTAGTAATACTAGTGAATTAGAGTCTAGTGGTGCTCCTAAAAATACATTAGGTATAGTTGTAAAATCTAAAGTTACAACAGGTATACAAGTTTCTAAAACAACAGCTGTTGGAAGCACTAGTGGTAGCAGCACTACCGTTACATTAACAGCTGCAAATAACGATATATTTGTAGGCCAAACTATTACTGGAACTGGTGTTTCAGCAAATACAACTGTTTCAGCAATAGCGGGTCAAACTTTGACTATGTCTAATGCCGCTACCTTATCTGGGGTTACATTAACATTCTTTTCTTCAAAAGATTATTTAGAAGAAAAATTTATAAGATTTGCTTATAGGTTTAAATTTGAAGATAACGAATATTCATTAATATCTCCTTTTACTCAACATTGCTTTATTCCAAAAACATACAATGGTTCATTAAGTACAGACCATGATGATGATGGCTTAAGTGCAAATCAACTTACAGCTATAGAAAAAGAAGGCGAGGTTGAAAGCATGACAAATGACGCTGTAAATGTTACATTACAAATACCTTTACCTTCTGCTACATCATATGCTGATTTTCAAATAAAAGAAATTGAAGTATTATTTAAAGAATCTGACTCACCTGCTATAAAATCTGTAGGAAAAGTTGATGCAAAAACAACTGAATTAGGGGCTAATCACACATTTGTTTATAAATCTAGTTTACCCTTTAAAACATTAACAGAAGATCAAACTATAAGAACATATGACAATATACCTTTAAAAGCAAAAGCACAAGAACTAACGGGTGGTAGATTAATATATGCAAATTTTGAACAAAAACAAGATATACCTTCAATTGATTTTGAAGCAGGTTCGCAACAAAGAACAAATGTAATACAAAAATATCATTTACAATATCCTTATCATACAATTAAACAAAGAAGAACATATCAAGTTGGAATAGTATTAGCTGATTATTGGGGTAGACAATCCAGTGTAATATTACCAATAGATAGAAATAAATCAGCCGTAAAAGTTGCTGCAAAAGATAATACATTTGATTCACAAAGTTGGAATGGTGATGGTTTAACAATTACATTCAATGATCAAATACCTAATGTTTACAATGCTTCTACAAATAAATTTGGCTGGTATTCATATAAAGTTGTTGTAAAGCAAATTGAACAAGAATATCATACCGTATATGCACCTTTAGCTGTTGACGGCTTTCCTAATGCAAGCACAGATAACGGAAGTGGCATAAGTGGTCAGCATTTTACAGCGGCTGATAAAAGAACATGGTTGGTATTGCATGGTGATAATATAAATAAAGTACCTAGAGATATTAAAACAAATATTCAAGAAGAAGGTACTAGTGCTTCATTAACTAGTTTATTTCCTAAAATAAGTACTATAGCAACAACAGGCACACCTTCTGGAATGTCTAATGATCATATTGTAGATGTTATTAGCATTGGGACTTTAAAAGATCATGGTTTAGTGCAAGCTGATTCCTCAAGTAATGTTTCAAAAGATTCGCCATATGCTGGTTTTCATTTAGCATCTAAAAATCCATTAGCGGCTGAATTACCAGATGGATATGGCGCTATTGATGCTTCAGGCAGCGGACTTTTTAATAGTGGTACAGCAGGGGTAAGTGTTTGGGAAACTCAGCCTTTTTTAAGTGCATTAGATATATATTATGAAACTTCAACTTCAGGTTTAGTATCAGAACTTAATGCAGAAATTGTTGCTGGCAGCGGTGGTCCTGCTAATTTAAAAATAGATGGTGCTGAAACAGATTCGTTTGCAGAGGGTGTTACAGTACCACATAACATTGGTGTTTTAACCGCTCACGATAGCAGTGACAGTCAGTTATCTAATATAACTTTTTCGTTAATATCAGTTTTTGCACAAAGTGATTCAACTACCAATATAACTAGTAAATTTGATATAAATGGAACAACTCTTAGGGCGACTTCTGAGACGTTTTATTTTGGAGTTAATGGTGAAACATTCGACGTTACTATAAGGGCTATAGACGCTAGTAGTAACGCTCATGAGGAGACGATTCCAGTTACTTTAACCAATTCTGCATGTCTTTTTACTAATTTACCTGGAACCGTTAATGCTACTCATTATAAAGTAGGCTCAATATTTGATGTTAATGCTGAAAACGGTAGTCATGATGATAATACGCCACAAGATACTTTAGGTTTAACATTTTCTATTTATGAAGTAAGAGAAGATCCTTCAGGTTCAAATACTGATGTTACATCAAGCAATTTATTTAGTATAAATTCAAGTACCGGTGATATAAGCAACACAGCTTATTTTGCTGTTGGAAAAATAGGTACTGTATATAGAGTATATGTAAGAGTATTAGATGCTTCTAATGATACAGCTTTTAAAGCTGAAAGTTATCTTGATATTACAATATCACCAAGAACAACAGGTTCATTATTATATGGTGTATTTAATGCATTATGTACTACAACAGATCAACAAGTATTTTATATAACTAAATCAGCACAATCTAGCTCAGATACATTTGAAATCGGTGATATAGTTTATACTACGTATTCTAGTGGAACATTATCTAATCCTTATGGCGGCTATATAATAACTAGCACAAGTGGTGGTGAATTTGGAGATGGAGAATATGTTAGGTTAGTTGGGGGAAGTACAGCAGGTGAGGTAACGCTAATTGATGAACCTAGGCAGTGTAGCGGCGGAGGACCTTAGACAACGTTAAAAATGTGTAATAAAATATATTATGGGTATTACTAAAGAAATAGCGTATTTTAACGCGTTTTATTTAAAATCCGAAGATTCTAATAAAAAATGGCATATAGAAGAATCGAGAATAAAAGGAGGCTTTAATAATACTAATGTAGATTATGGAGTTCGTGCATTTATAGTAGATGAAAATCACGCTAATGAAAGAAGAAAAAATGCTATAATATTTTCTGGTATTTATAATTCAAAAACAGGTGTTAATAATTTAAATCAGTTTTCTATTGGCGCAAATAATACTAGAGCTGTGGATAATGGCAATGGCTCGATACAAAAGCTCCATGCTGAAGATACCTCTTTATTAATATTTCAAGAAGATAAAGTGTTACAAGCCCCTGTTGATAAAGATTTTATTTTTACAGCAGAAGGTGTACCATTATCTACGACTTCTCAAAATTTTATGGGCACGTTTATACCTTATGCTGGTAAATATGGAATAGGTACAGTGCCTGAAAGCTTTGCTATAAAAGGAAATAGAAAATATTTTGCAGACAATAAAAGAAATGCTGTTTTAAGGTTATCAAGAGACGGTTTAACAGAAATATCTTTTTATGGTATGCGTGACTATTTTAAAGATAACTTAAAAGATGTTACTAAAGCAGTAGGAATGTATGACAATGTGCATGATCAATACGTGTTACATTTAGAAAATATAGGAGCAAGTCCAACTACTAACGCTACAATTGCTTTTGATGAGTCGTCTCAAGGTTGGCCAAGCTTTTATACTTATTATCCTGAAGCGGGATGTACATTGAATGGTATATTTTATACATTTAAGAAAAGTAATATATGGAAGCATCATTCAAGTACTAATTATAATAAGTTTTATGAAAATACTGTAGATAATTCTCATGTTGAGCTAATATTAAATAATGCAGCTTCAGATATTAAAACTTTTCATACTTTAAACTATGAAGGCACTACAGGTTGGTCAGGCTCAAGTTTAAAAACTGATCTTGATGATACCAATTCTACTGATGTAGGTGCTGATATAGCAGCATATGATGCATCTTTTGATTATGAATTACCTGGTGCAACTATATTTAACAAAAAAGAAGGAAAATATTATTCTTTATTAAAAAATACAAATAGTGGTAAAAATACAAGTAGCGCAGGTGAAAAAGAAATATTATTTGGAGATTCATTATCAGGTATAAGAGGAGCTTATTTAAATTTAAAATTAAGTACTCCTACATCACAACAAACCACTAAACAAGAATTATTTGCAGTTTCTGCAGAAATAGTAAAATCATCGTAAATGGAACAATTATTAGAAATATTATTTAGCGCCCCCGAAGGAGTAACAATGGCTGCTTTTGGGCCTTTAGCTGTTGCCGCTGTAGGTGCTGGTTTAAATATACTAGGAGGTTTATTTGGAGCAGGTGCAGCAAGAAGACAAGCAAATGCAATGCGAGATCAAGCCGATAAATATGAATCTCAAATGAAAGGTTTAGAAAGAAGTAGACAAACAGTTATTGATCCATATGCAAATATTAAAGATTTAAGTAATATGATTAGCAATCCATTTGCTAATTTACAAGTTGCAACAAAAGCAGCTGAAATGAAATCAGAAGAATCTGATTTAGCATTAGCAACAACATTAGATACATTAAGAGCAACAGGTGCTGGTTCTGGAGGTGCTACAGCATTAGCACAAGCAGCTACAAGATCTAAAGCAGGTGTTGCGGCAACAATAGAACAACAGGAAGCAATGAATTCTAGATTAAGAGCACAGGGTGAGGCTCAAGCACAAGCAAGAAAAATGGCAGAAGCACAAAGAATACAAGGTGCAAGAGCTCAAGGCGAAGCATTTAAATTTGGAGTTCAAGAAAGAAGAGAGGGTGAAAGATTAGATAGAGTGTCTTCTTTAGCTGATCAATATAGAGGCTATCAATTTCAAGCGCAAAGCGCACAAGCAGGAGCACTTGGCAGTGCTATAGGCTCACTAGGAGGGGCATTAATTGGTGCCGCTGGTTCAGGCTTGGGAAAGTAGGAGGAGGACGCTCCCCAATAACGTCCGTTGGAACATTACCTATGCGTGGTTTAGCACCCGTTGGTTCTGGGTTTAGTTTTACACCTAATGTATTAACAAAATTTCCTTAAAAAAATTATGAGTTATAGAAATCCAAAAGTTTACGCAGTAGATCCTTTGGCCTTTACAAAAGGTTTTAATCAAAGCTTTAAAAATACTTTTACAGCATTTCAAGCTGTAGGTCAACAAATAAAAGCACAAAGAGAAAAAGATGATATGGTAATGGCCGAATTACTTAAGTATGGTAATATAGGTGCGTTAGATGGCGTTTCAAAAGAAGTTAATACTGCAATACAGCAAAGTATATATGGCTTAGTTGATAAACAAGATTTTGTTGACATGACAGCAGTTCAACGAGCTGAAAAATTAATGGAAATAGATCAAATAAAATCTGGTATAGAACAGTTTGTATCATATTATTCTATATCACCTGATGATTTGAGTGAAAGAAGTATGATTAATAATCCAAATTTACATACTATAATTAATCAAATAAAGCTAGATCCTTCAAGTGTTTCAATAACAGGTGGTATAAACACATTAGACGTTAATTTATCTTATACTGACGAAGATGGTAAAACATATAATACTAGTATGAGAGATATGAATAAATTTACTGATACATATAAATCAATTGAAAAAGATAAAGGAAATTTTACAGAATTTATAAATGGTGATATTACAAATCTACAAAGAAGAATAGATACATATGCTGTAAATTTAGGTAGAGAAAACGCTAAAAGCGAGGTTTTAGAAAATTATTTTAATGAAACCTATGGAGAAACGATGTCTGAAGACATGAAGGCTTATATATATTACGAATTGTTAGATGATAATAAAAAGAAAATTGATTTAGATGGCCAAACATTTACTGCTTATAATTTAGGTGGCGAAGATAATTTAAGTGCTGAGGATAAAGCAGAGCTAAAACAGGAGCAAGATAGATTAATAAAAGATACATATAAAGAAATATTATCAGATAAACTTTTTGCTACACCAACAAAACCACCTGGAACTAAAACACCTGGTTATTATGAACAAATAGCAATAGATAAAGAAAATGATTTAATAAATCAAACTAACAGTGCTGTGTCTTTTATAGATGACAATGCAATTTCTCAAAGAGAAAACTCCCTTACTGATAAACAAAATTTCCCTAATTTATTTAATGGATTAACTGATTTTGCTAATAACTTAGGATTACAAAACACATATAGTGGACAAAATGCACCTAATAGTGTAATAGATAATTTAATTGTTTCAAATTATGGTAATGAGTCTTATAAGTTAATGGTTAAAAATTCTATGGATCCACAAAAAACTGACGCTCAACAAAATCAACTTGAGTTAGTTAGGAATGCTATAAGAAACAAAGCAGGTATGGTTATAGAAGGAGAATTAATTAAAATGCCTGAATTAACAGAAAATTCTATTAATCAATCTTATCCTTTAGGTGAAGAATTAATTAGAAAAATATTAAGAAAATATAATACAGGAGGAGCTAAATTAACTGCTTCTCAACTTGATGCAATAGTTAATTCAGCTTTAAATAAACGTTCTCCGTTTGAAACCTATGTGCCAGCTATACCCCTATCAAAAGAAGAAAGAGACGCAAGAAGATTAGGTATTCCTATTGACGAACCTAATTTATTTAATATTTTTCCAAATATAAATCAAGACTTTTCACAAAATAAAAATTAATTAATATGGAGAATGAAGTTTATATTGTAGATGGTCAACAATTTAATGTACATCCATCACAAAAAGATGAATTTCTTAAAAAATATCCAAATGCTGAATTGCAAAATGCAACACCAGCAATTAGAAATACTAGGCTTGAAGAATATCCTGTAGTTTTTGATGAACCACAAGAAAAAAAGAAAAGGTCTGATTTTAATGTATCTTTTGGGGGACCTGGAGCTATACCTTCAATGCCTGTAAATATTAGTAGAGCTTTTAGAGGAGGTAGTGGAATTGTAAATTTGATTGGTAAAGTTCCTGAATTTGCAAAAGGCGCAGCTGAATTTATATTAAAAAATAGAGCAAAAAGATATCCATATGCACCTTTGTTTGGGGATTCAAACGAAGAACAAAGAAATCAAATTATTGAAGATGGCATAGATTCAATATTTGACCCTATTTTAGAAAAAACTAGAGGTTTTGCAGAAGCATCTGAAGCTATAAATTTAAAATTTGATTCTATGGTTCAGGAAGATCCCAATAGATCAATATATGATGAATTTTTTTCAGAAGAAGGAAACTTTTCAGATGGCATAGATAAAATAGTAAACGGTGTTGTAGACGCTGTGCCTAGTGTTATGGCGGCTTTTGGAGGGCCGGCTGGTTATGCAACTATATTCGCTTCTGCATCGGGTGATGCTTATAAAAGAAAAACCGATGTTGATCCTGAAGCAAGAGGTGGTGCAAAAGCTGTATTAATGTCATCAGCACAAGGAGGAGTTGAATTGCTTAGTGAAATGGTTACAAAAGGTATTGTAAAAGGCTTTGGAAATAATATACTTTCAAGGTTAGCACCTCAAACAGTTAAAAATATATACAAAACATCTACAAAAACTCTTGTTGGTAGAGTATTAACTGGTTCAACCCTAGAAGGCTCATCAGAAGTTGCAGCTCAAGAAACAAATAGATTTTTAGATTTTATATGGGACGAAGATAATGCATTTGGTTATAAAAATCCTGATGGTATTTTTGGTTATGATACTGGTAACATTGTAGCTAGAGCTTTTGATACTTATATGATTAGCTCTATAGTTGGTGGTGCTTTAGGTACAGCTAGTTCAAACCCTAATGTTAAAGCATACACTGAAGAAAGATTAAGCCCTGTAGCAGATAAAAAAAAATCATTAGAAATTGCTAATAAAATATCTAAGCTTGAATCTGAGTATGTTAAAAAACCTAATCCTTTAATTGAACAAGAAATATTAGATCTTCAACAGCAAGTTGTGGATCAAAAAATATTAAATGAAAAAGTTTTAAATTCTTTTAATGAAGTTGATTTATTAGATTATGCAGCTGGAAAAATTGCTGTTGCACAATCAAAAGAATCATTAGATGGAATTGAAGATGTTGAAGTAAAAGACCAACTTGAAAAAACTATAGAAAAACAGGAAACAGCATTAGATAAACAATATAATGAACAAAAAGCAATTATATTAATGCTAAATTTTGGGCCTAAAGTAGATAATACTGAAATAAAACAAAAAGTTGCTGAAAAAAAATCGCAAACTATAAGAGAAGAAGTAAATCAAACATATGATGACGCTACTACAAATACTGATTGGAAATCAAAACTTGCTGATGAAGCTATAACTAAGTTGTATGGTGATGGAAAAAATGGTGCTTTAGCTAGAATTATAAAAAATAAAATTACAGGTGATATGACAAGATTGACTGGTTTTGATAGATCAAATTTTATAAGCGAAACAGTATTACAATTAATACCACATATTAGAAACTTTAAACCTGAATTAGCTTCAATAAACGCTAAAAATAATTTAGCTGGTTGGATAAATGGCTTTATAGATAATAAAATAAAAAATGTATTAAAGGGCAAAAAAGCAACTAAAGAACAATTTGAAACAGAAATTAGTGGCGTACAAGAAACACAATTTGATATAGATGATAGTACGCAAGAATCTTTAGATTTTGTAAGAACAGAACCTGAAGCAAAAGAACAATTAAGAGATGTTGCTGGTATTACAAAAGAATCTGTTCAATCTGATGCTAAGCAGATTATTAAAGGAAAATTACCTGGTATATTAGAAAAGTCTGGTAGAAATAAAAATGAAATATTAAGCGCTATAAATAACGCTAGCCAACTTAAAATAGCTGATGCTGTTCTTGAAGAAATGGGCGGTAATTTTAATAATAAGCAAGAACAAAATAGTAGGTTCATAACATTTATGGACACTAATTTTGATGCTATTATGAAAGCTATACCAAATTCTGTTAAAAATAAATTGCCTTTGTTTGAAGCAGAACAAGTTGATAGACAAAACATGGTTGAAGGTGATGAGGCAGGTAAGGGTATATTTGAATACAAAAATCCTACTCGAGATGAATTTATTAAATATTATACTGAAGGTGGCTTAAATACTTTAAGAGCTAAAAAGAAAAGGCTAGCCGATGTTCTTGCCCAAGAAATAGGTAAAGACGCAATAGCAGAAGTTTTACAAGATCCTGCATTACAACAAGAGTTTTTAAATAGGCAAGCATTTCAAAAGAAAGAAATACCAAAAGATGCAATACCAAAATTTTTAGCTAGAATAGACAGAACTATAGCTGGCTTAGAATCTTCTTTAAAAAACCAAAAAGGGCAATTACAAATGGATATAACAGGTGGTATTTATACTGCTGGTAAAAATATAACACAATTTATTACTTTAAAATTATTAAAAGCTATAAGAAGATTATTGGGTGGAGGTGCTGATATAAAACAAGCTTCTACTGAAGCTTTAAATGAAATATCTAATGAACTGAACTTAAGCCCTGAACAGTTTTTAGTTTTTGCAGAAGGTGTTGGAACAATTACATTAAAAGATTTAACAGAAGGAAAATTAATTCCTAAAGTTGAACAAGGCAGGGTTAAAGCTGTAAAAACAAGACTTGGAAATGTGGCTAATGTTGAAGTACGTGATATAAATGTTATATTAAATAGTGAGGCACCTGTAACTGTTAAAGAAGATTTGTTGGTTGAATTTTTTAAATTTGTTGCACCTACGTTTCAAAAGTCTACTAAAAGCCATGAATTATGGAAAGGCGGGGATAATGCTGCCGCTGCTTATAAATATTGGAACAAACAATTTAATAATAGTCTGGCTCAATATAAAATTACTTTAAAGAAAAATAAAATAGTACACAATGGTACACCTATATTTTTACCAATCAGTGCAACAAGACCAAGAACAACAAAACAAGTATTAAGAAATGCAATTAAAAAATACGGAAGTATTGAAAAAGCAATACCTGTAATTGAAGCTGCACTTGAACTTACGGATGATCAAGCATTACAAAATAGAGAATATATAATAAGACATTCTAAAGATTTGTTATTAACTAATGGCAAACAAGCAGTTATAGACTTTATTAGCATGTTTGGTGTTGAAAGCGATTCTGCTTTACGATTGAGCGGCACAATAAGAGCTTATGAAAATGTATCTGGTACGGATTTTGTATATGAACATACACCTGCTATTCAAGATTTACAAAAACAAATTTATGATGTAATAAATAATACTGATAATAATGCTGATATTATTGATGGTATTAGAAAAATATTAGAAACTAGCAGAGTTGATCTTATATCTGATAAAGCAGCAAAAAAATTAGATAAGTTAGGTAGAAGAACATCGGGTCGAGATTTTAGCAGGTATGAAGGGGCACTTGATCCTAAAAATTTAGTTGAATTAAAAAGAATTAATAAAAAAAGAATAGAGCAAAATAATAAAGTTGATTTAGATGCTGAATTTAATAAATATATAGAAGAATCTACAGGTATTGCTGCTGTAAAAAGATTTGATGCGGCTAAAGCAATAGCAAGGGGTAAAAAAGTTAGAAAAGGATTTGGTGATTATTTTGTACCACCGGGAGCTGAAGATTTTGCAGGTTTAATGCACAATACTTTAGCTAAAGGCAAAAAAGGTGAAAAACAATTAGATTTTTATAAAAAATATTTATATGAACCATACAATGCCGCTAATGAAAGCATTACCCGAGAAAAATCTGCTTTATTAAATGATTTTCATTCTTTAAAAAGTAAATTTAGCAATGTGCCTAAAAGATTAAAAAGCTTTACAAAACAAGGAGATTACACTAATGATACTGCAATAAGAGTTTTTATTTGGAATCAACAAGGCATAGAAGTTCCTGGTTTATCTAAAAGAGATCAAACTGCTTTAGTAAATGAAGTAAAAGCTGATAAAGAATTATTACAATTTGCAAATGAATTAGTTAGCATTACAAAAGGTGATGGATATATAAAACCAGAAACTAATTGGGCTGGTGGTAATATAGCAACTGATTTAATGGGATTATTAAATACTAGTAAAAGAAGTAAACATTTAGAAGTTTGGCAAAACAATGTTGATCAAATATTTAAAAAAGAAAATTTATTTAAATTAGAAGCTGGCTTTGGTAAAGAGTATGTTACTAATTTAAAGAAAACATTGGAAAGAATGAAAACGGGTATGAATAGAAAATGGGGTGGTGATCCTAAAATTCAAGCATACTTGGATTGGGTAAATGGTTCTGTTGGTGCAATTATGTTTTTAAATACCAGATCTGCAGTATTACAAACAATATCTAATATAAACTATTTAAATTTTAGTGATAATAATCCGTTAAGAGCAGCGGCTGCTTTTGCAAATCAAAAACAATATTGGTCTGATTTTATAGAAATATTTAATTCAGATTATTTAACAGAACGAAGAGGGGGCAATAAAATAAATATAAATGAAAGTGAATTAGCATTAGCTGCTGAAAAAGGTGGAATACAAGGAACAATTAGTTTATTATTAAATAAAGGATTTATATTAACAAGAATGGCTGATAGTTTTGCAATTGCTACTGGAGGTGCATCTATGTATAGAAATCGTATTAAAACATATACAAAACAAGGTTTATCTGAAGCTGATGCGCAACAAAAAGCATTTTTAGATTTTAAAGCTATAACTGAAGAAACTCAACAATCAAGTAGACCAGACAGAATATCTGAACAACAAGCAAGTAATGCAGGTAGATTATTATTAGCTTTTGCTAATACACCAATGCAGTACAATAGAATTATAAAAAAGAATGCTCAAGATTTATTTGCTCGTAGAGGCGATCCTAAAGAAAAAATATCTAAAATAATATATTATAGTACAATACAAAACTTAATATTTAATGCAATGCAAAAAGCTTTATTTGCTTTAGCGTTTGCAGATGGCGATGATACAGAAGAAGAAATTGAAAAATATGCAAAAGTTGGTGAAGGTATGTTAGATACATTATTAAGAGGATCTGGTTTTACTGGTAATTTTGTTTATGCTGGAAAAAATCTTGCTAAAGCATTTGCAAAAGATGATGATCCTTTATTAGCTGCTTTAACGGCTTTGCCACCTTTACATTCAAAACTTTCAAAAATACGAGGTGCTAATTATAGTAGAAAATATATTACAGAAAAAAATATATTAGAACCAACATTAGATAATCCTGCTTTGTCTGCATCATCTCAATTTCTTTCAGCAACATTTAATTTACCATTAGATAGAGCTTTAAGAAAAGCAAGAAATATTGAAGCGGCTATGAGCGAAGAAGCAGAATATTGGCAAAAAATAGCTTTATTATTAGGATGGGGATCATGGGAATTAGGTATGCAAAAACCTAAAAATAAAAGAACTAACAAAAAAGAACAAGCTTTAACTGATGAGAAAGGGCTTGTAAAGATAGACTTAAGTAAATTTTAAAATTATGGCAAAAGACGCATGTTACAACAAAGTAAAAAAAAGATATAGGTATTCCCATCTGCATATGCTAGCGGAGCTATCGCAAAATGTAGAAAAGTGGGTGCCGCTAACTGGGGTA